CACCGAAGAAGAAGCTCTAGCCATCGCTAAGGAATACGCCGAGAAGAACGAAGAGTACTTCGGTAATTAGTTAGCAGCTGCTAGCCTAGCCTTGGCGGCCTCGATGAAGGCTTGAATGGCCCTTAAGTTCCGACGACACTCTGAGTTATTGCGCTCCATCAGAACCAGCAACTTAGCTACCTGCACGTCAGTGAGAGTCTCTGGATTCGGGTAGCGAGGAACGACCGGACAGTTATACAGAGAGCTGTTAGGTTCCACTACAGTCAGCTTCTCCTTAGTTATGAACTGGGGAGCGCTGACGCAGCCGGCTAGAGAAGCTGCCAGCAGGACTATGAGTAGCTTCTTCATTGAGAGATCTCCCGCAGCTGCTTGACTGTCTTCTTAAGCACGTCAGAAGAAGGCTTATCGATTTTCTTTGTCGCAGTTGAGTCGAGAAAGTCGGACACGGTATTAAGCTTGCCCTCGTACGCCTTCTTGTCTTCCTCGCTCTGACGAATGATCTCGTCCTGCTTCTGACTTATGGCTGCTAGATCCTGCTTGAGCTTCTGCTGGTCTGCTAGAGACTGCTCTAGTTGTCTCTGGTTGTATTCCAGAAGAGCCTGCTGCTCGACATTATGCTTCCAGAAAAAATAAATACCAGTGAGAGCTACCGCTGCTGCTATGTAGAGTTGAATGCGACCTACGCTTAATAATCCAAACATGATAAATCTCCCGTGAACATCTTTATTTATGGAGTACGGAATGAGTGAAATAAAAGTTTCTATCGTAGAAGAACTAGAAGACGGTGGTGCGATAGTTCAGTTTGAGATGAGTCATGAAGACCTATTAGCCTTGGCGAAGATTGCTATCTTCCAAGGTCTGAATGAGTTGATCGCGAGAGACCCTCACGATTTTGTTAATATTGAAGGATTGCGCAATGAAGGTTTCTATAGGAAAGTATCCGGACTGGTTCGGCCCGTATCACATAGCTGATGTGATCTTCTTCTGGCTCGAGAAGTGGCCAGATGAAAAGCTATTGGATCGCTGGGACTACCGGCTTCACGATAAGTTTGCAGAGTGGCTCACCTCTACGTGGGTAAATGATCTTTGTCAGTGGATATATGATAAGAACAAGCGTAAGATAAAGATCCAGATCGATCCATACGATACATGGAGCATGGATCACACGCTCTCGCTCATCATTGTACCGATGCTCAAGCGTCTCAAAGAGACAAAGCACGGCTATCCAATTACAGATAAAGAAGACACGCCTCACATACCGGCCGATGATGACGCTTATGAAAAGCGCTGGGACTGGATCATGGATGAGATAATCTGGACTCACGAGCAAATCATTGATGAATGCGAAGATAAGAACTACTACGTTCCCTATGGTCCAGATGAAACGCCAAAGATGCCTGAATTCATGGGTGAGTATCTGACTAAAGAAATCGTGATCGGATGGGGTAAGTTTGATCAAGAAAAGCATGATGCCTATTACGCTCGTGTTCAGAATGGTTTAAGACTATTTGGAAAGTACTATCGATCGCTATGGGACTAATAACAAAAATAATAAGGAGTTCCAATGAAGACTGTCTATGGACTAAATGTAGATAATCTAAAGATATTACCGGAGAGAATGGTGAAAGACGCGGCGGAGATTAACCTCGAATTTGATCCTGATAACAGCTTTACGAGACTATTGAGATCGGCAGAAGAATTTAGAGAGGCCGGTCTCACCCCAGTTTTTCTTTGTGATAGCGACATGCAGACAGTGATGGTTACCACAAAGGAGAAGCTGCAGCGAAAGTTACACTAGGTATACCGCCAGTGAATAGCTAGCGCTGCATATATAATATTATGGTATTGCCAATTGGGATACCAGACTATCAACCTTGCTTTTAGGAGGTCAACATGACAAACTGGAATATCAATCACTATTTTCCTGAATTTGCTAAGCTCGATCGCTACATGATCGGCTCGGACAAGATGGCTGAGACCATCAACAAGGCATTTGCCGCGATGGCAAATACGGCCATGAACACTTCTTATCCTCCCTTCAACCTGAAGAAGACAGATGAGAACGTCTACGTCCTCGAGATGGCAGTAGCCGGCTTCGGCAAGCAGGACATCGAGATGACTCTGGAAGACAACAAGCTCTTCATCAAGGGAAGCATCTCACACGATTCCGACGAGAAGGCAGAAGCCATCTACAAGGGAATCGCAGAGCGTCCGTTCACTCGCTCTTTCTCTCTCGCCGACAACGTCGAGATCAAGAACGCCCAGCTGATCAATGGAATGTTGAAGATCTGGCTGGAACACATGATTCCGGAACACAAGAAGCCAAAGAAGATCGACATTGAAGAAACAACTGAGGTGGCTTCAGTAAGTAAAAAGCTACCAAAGGAGTAATAGATGTTAGCATTATTTGGAATCCTTCTACGCAAGTGGAGGGAGTATACAGTTTTTCGTAGAACACAGTACGAACTCAATGGACTTACCGATCGCGACCTGTATGATCTAGGTATCAATCGCTGTGATATCGAGTACATCGCGCGCAAGCACTCTATGGAGTTCTACAATGCTCCTGTTACTAAGTAAATTGTTTGATGCCTTCATAAAGGCACAGGAGAAGAGAGCCGAGCACTACATCAGAAATAGGTGGATGTGATGGCTATCTATCTCGAAGAAGAACTCTGGATCATAAACGAAGGTTGCAAGTAATAAATAGGGGGAGTCACGTCCCCCTATAACTTATGGAGAGTTCCATGAATATTACTAAAGAGCAACTACAGAAATTCTTTGAAGACACCGACGAAGAGATCATCGATAGCTTTGTCGAGCCACTCAACAAGGCAATGGAGCACTTTGAGATCAACACCACAGAGCGTGTTGCAATGTTCCTAGCGCAGGTCGGACATGAGTCCGCCGGACTAACTGCCACTAAAGAGAACCTCAACTACAAGGCAGCTACTCTCACTAAGATCTTTCCTAAGTACTTTCACGATCGCGATCCGGAAGAATACGCTCACCAACCTGAGAAGATCGCTAACCTAGTGTACTCCAACCGCATGGGGAACGGCGATGAAGATTCGGGAGATGGCTACAAGTACCGCGGCCGTGGTCTTATTCAGCTTACTGGCCATGATAACTACAAGCATTTTGCTGACAGCATGGGGATGGATATTGATGAAGCTGTTTCTTACCTAGAGGGACCAGAGGGAGCGGCTATGTCCGCGGCTTGGTTCTGGAACAGCCGCAAGCTCAATGCAGTAGCCGATGCCGGCGACGTCACTCACGCGACCAAGCTCATCAATGGCGGGACCATCGGTCTCGAAGAGCGCAAGGCTCTATACGAAGAAGCACTTGAAATCTTTGGTTGACATTTATGCCTCGCTAGTGTAGTATGGCATAATAGTCTCATTATGGAGTATTCATGTCATTCTACACGAACATATATACGCGCGGCAGTAAGATCTATCGACGCGGCTACTATCGTGGCAAGAAAATCAAGGACATCGTTGAGTACAAGCCATATCTCTTCGTTCTGAGCAAGAACGGAGAGTACAAGACTCTCGACGGTCGCAGCGCCGAGAAGATAGAGTTCCCATCTATTCCCGAGGCGCGCGACTTCGTCAAGAAGTATCAGGAAGTCGATAACTTCGAGTTCTTTGGTCTCACCAACTACCAGTACGCCTTCATCAACGACGAGTACCCGGACGAGATAGACTACGACCCGTCTCTCGTCTCGGTCGTCAGCATCGACATCGAGACCCCGACTGATCAGGGCTTTCCTGACCCGCAGACCGCCGCGGTCCCAATCAGCAACATCTCAATCAGCAAGAACGGCAGGATCGTCGTCTTTGGTACCAAGTTCTACAAGTCAAAGCAGCCTCACGTCAACTACGTCATGTGCAAGGACGAGAAGGACCTGCTGTCAAAGTTCCTGATACTCTGGAACCACGACGACTGGGCTCCGGACATCATCACGGGCTGGAACATCGAGCACTTCGACATACCCTACATCGTCAACCGCATCTCTCGAGTGCTCGGCGAGGCCGACGTCAAGAGGCTGTCTCCTTGGGGAATGGTCAACGAGCGCGACATCATCAGGGGAAAGTCTATGGCTCGAGGCGGCAAGGAGATTGCCCAGCGAGTCGACAAGGTCTATGAGCTCGTCGGCATCTCGTCTCTCGACTACATCGAGCTCTACAAGAAGTTCTCGTTCAAGAACCAAGAGAGCTACAAGCTCGACCACATCGCCAGCGTAGAGCTCGGCGAGAACAAGCTCGACTACTCTGACTACGGCAGCCTGTACGACCTGTACGAGAAGAACTACGAGTTGTTCGTGGACTACAACATTCACGACGTCGTGCTGGTTGACAAGCTCGACGACAAGCTCAAGCTGATCGAGCAGGTGATGGCCTTCGCCTACGACGCCAAGGTCAACTACGGCGACACCATGACTACGGTCCGCCCGTGGGACGTCATCATTCACAACTACCTGCTCAAGCAGAAGATAGTGATTCCTCAGAACAAGAAGCACTTCATGCCCGGAGATCTCGTCGGGGGCTACGTCAAGGATCCCAAGCTCGGGCTGAGCAACTGGGTGGTGTCGTTCGACTTGAACTCGCTCTATCCCCACCTCATCATGCAGTACAACATCAGTCCTGAGACCTTTGTCGCGAGAACGAGTGAATTTCCGTCCATCGACGAGCTGTTGACCGGCAACCACGTGTTCTCTCCAAGGGACGCAGATGACAACGACTTTTCTTGGACAGCCAACGGTTGCGCGTATCGCAGGGGTAAGCAGGGCTTCTTGCCGGCACTTATGGAGAAGATGTACAATGATCGCGTCGTCTACAAGGAAAAGATGCTTCAGGCCAAAAAGGACTACGAGGCCACGAAGGACCCAGAGTACACGAAGCTCATCGCTCGTTACCACAATATGCAGCTGGCGAAAAAGATCCAGCTCAACTCTGCTTACGGCGCACTGGGGAATGAGTACTTTAGGTGGTTCTCTTTTAATAACGCAGAAGCCATTACGACTTCCGGACAGCTTAGCATTCGCTGGATTGAAAAAAAGATCAATGCTTTCATTAGTAGAATGCTCAATGAGGATGCGGACTATGTCATTGCATCTGACACCGACTCAATATATGTTGAGCTCGGCCCTCTTGTACAAAAGATGCTTAAGGGTAAAACCGATCAAGAAATCGTCAAGGTCCTAGACGAATTTGTAGAGGCTAAGATCCAACCCTACATTGATAAGTGCTACCAGCAACTCGCCGACATGATGAATGCCCGCGAGCAGAAGATGAAGATGAAGCGCGAGACCATCGCCAACAAAGGTATCTGGAAGGCGAAGAAGATGTACATCCTCAACGCTTGGAACGTAGAGGGCGTGCAGTACGACAAGCCTCAGCTTAAGATACAGGGCATCGAGGCGGTTCGCTCTTCGACTCCGGGTATCTGCCGAGTGGCCATCAAGAAGGGTCTCGAGATCATCATGAACCAGACCGAGGAGGACCTCCACAAGTTCGTGTCAGACTTCCGAGTCGAGTTCGACCAGCAACCGTTTGAGATCATAGCCTCGCCGAGTGGTGTCAAGGGTCTGGACAAGTACAGAAGCTCGTCCAACACCTACATCGACGGCACGCCCATGCACGTCAAGGGTGCCCTGCTCTTCAACAGCCTTCTCAAGAAGCACGGCATAAAGAACATCCAGCCCATCAGCAACGGCGACAAGATCAAGGTAGCTTACCTCAAGATACCGAACCCGATCAACAACAACGCCATCGCCGCTCCGGACGTGCTGCCGAAGGAGCTGGACTTGGATAAGTATATAGACCGAGACAAGCAGTTCTCAAAGACGTTCCTCGACCCACTTAAACATATAACGAATACGATCGGATGGAACACAGAGAAGATAGCGACACTCGAAGCGTTCTTTTGATATGCAGGGGTTGTATATTTGACGCGTACGACGGCAACGCATATCTATGCACAATTACCAGTCCACTTTGTATAAGGAAACGACGAATGAAAGACGATGACTTTGGATTCAGCCTAGTCTCTGAGCAGGAGCTCAAGAAGCACGAAGAGGAACTTCGCAGGAAAGTAGAGGAGCAGTCGAAGATTGTCGTCAAGACTGCTATCGATAATCAGGCCAAACTGCAGGGACTGCGCGACATGGTCATGCCTCTTCTAAATAACCTGTCAAAGGATCCAGACAAGACCTACATTCTCTGGCCGGACCGCGCCGAGAAGATGAAGGCGTTCATCAAGAAAGTTAACGACTACGTAGACGAATGATAAACATCCTAGCACTGCTCGTCGCACTCGTAGTCTCAGGTGTGTCGGCTTACTTCAGCATCATAGGTCTCACCACACTGTTCGCCGCAGCGTTTATTCCGGTCGTGATCATGGGTGGAGCCCTTGAGGTTGGTAAGCTGGTTACAGTCTCGTGGCTTCATCGCAACTGGCACTCCTGCCCTTGGCTACTCAAGTCGTACCTCAGCGTGGCTGTAGTCGTGCTGATGTTCATCACGAGCATGGGTACGTTCGGGTTCCTATCGCGAGCTCACATCGAGCAGCAGCTCAGCATCTCGACTGGTGACGCTGATAAGATAGCCATCATCGACTCTCAGATTGAGAGCGAGAAGAACATCATCTCTGACTACGACAAGCAGATAGCGCAGATAGACGACGCGCTAAGTAAGATTACTGAGAAGGGCAGGGGTGAGTCATCACTGCAGGCTGCCGACAAGCAGAGGAAGACTCGCAATGAACTCGTGGCAAAGAAGAACTCTAGCATTCAGAAAACGTCCGATCTTAAAGCAGAAAGGATTGGGCTCAGCTCTGCGATCAAGAAGACAGAGGCTGAGGTCGGTCCGCTGCGATACATTGCTGAGGCAGTCTATGGCGGAGGACGCGCAACTAATGATCAACTTGACGCAGCTGTGCGGATGGTTATTATTCTTCTGGTTGTTGTATTCGACCCTCTCGCCGTTGTTCTTCTTATTGCTGCAAATCATGGAATGAGTCAAACAAAAGAGTTTACAAATATACAAGAACGTGATATACTGATAATTGACGATTCAACACTTGGAGAATATAATGTCGCTAAAGGAAAAGCTGATAAAGAACTCAACCATCGACATGACGTCGACCCTCGCGGACAGCAAGATCTACACCAAGAAGGACGTGATCCCCACTCCGGTCCCCATGATCAACGTGGCGCTGAGCGGGTCGATCGACGGTGGGATCACTCCGGGACTCACGATGCTGGCCGGACCGAGCAAGCACTTCAAGACGGGGTTCGCGCTACTTCTGGCATCGGCGTTTCTAAAGAAGTATAAGGACGGCGTGGTTCTGTTCTATGACTCCGAGTTCGGTACCCCGCAGTCTTACTTCAACACCTTCGGCATTCCATTCGACAGCGTAGTTCATACTCCAATCACGGACATCGAGGAGCTGAAGTTCGACATCATGCAGCAGATCAACAGCCTCGACCGCAAAGATCAGGTCATGATCGTGATCGACTCCATCGGCAACTTGGCGTCCAAGAAGGAAGTAGAGGACGCGCTCGACGGCAAGTCGGTCGCCGACATGTCACGAGCCAAGCAACTCAAGTCTCTGTTCCGAATGGTGACGCCTCACCTGAGTCTCAAGGACATCCCGATGGTCGTGATCAACCACACCTACAAGACGATGGAGATGTATGCCAAGGACGTCGTCGGCGGAGGCACCGGCTCCTACTACGGCTCGGACAATATCTGGATCCTCGGTCGCCAGCAGGACAAGGACGACAAGGAGATCAAGGGCTATCACTTCGTGATCAACGTGGAGAAGTCTCGCTACGTCAAGGAAAAGTCTAAGATCCCTATTACCGTATCGTTCGAGGGCGGCATCAATCGCTGGAGCGGTCTGCTGGAAGTTGCCATCGACGGCGGCTACATCGTCAAGCCAAAGGCCGGCTGGTACGCCACCGTGAACCAAGAGACCGGCGAGGTCAACACCCCATCGATGCGCGCTGCGGACATCGTCGACAGCAAGGAGTTCTGGATCAAGATGTTCCAAGAGACAGACTTCGCGTCGTACATCGAGAAGAAGTACAAGATGTCTATGGGAGCCATCATGGACGGGGACGATGAGGAATGAGGTCCCCTCCGAGCTGGACGAAGTACGATTATGAATACGAAGGGGAATCATGTCAGTCGAGAAACTTATTTTCAGCAATCTGGTCTACAATGAGGACTATGGCCGCAAGGCTATTCCGTTCTTAAAGGAGGAGTACTTTCATGATGCAGCTGATCGGGCAGTCTTTGGACTCATGCATGAGTACGTCGAGAAGTACAACAGCTTTCCTTCAAAGGAAGCGCTCGGAATTGACCTTGCCAACAAATCTCTTGGTGAGCAGACTTTCAAACAGGCCAAAGAAGTCATCGAGAGTCTCGAGCCCCAAGAGACAAAGCTTGATTGGCTCCTCGACCAGACTGAGAAGTTCTGCCAAGAGAAAGCGATATACAACGGGATTATGCAATCGATCCAGATCTTGGATGACAAGTCTAGTGAGAGTTCTAAGGGGTCGATCCCAAAGATCTTATCGGACGCTCTGGGAGTATCTTTTGATACAAGCATCGGACATGACTTTCTCGAGGATTCCAACTCGCGATTTG